TTTCAAGCATAACATCAACAGGTGGTGGTGAAGGATCAGGAAGTGCAGGAGGTCCAGGTGGTTCAGGAGGTGGTGTTAGATCTGGTAATCCAGCAGGAACAGGAAATACACCTCCAGTTAATCCACCTCAAGGAAACAACGGAGCAGCTGCACCAGCTGATTATAATGGTGGAGGAGGTGGTGGAGCAACAAGTGCAGGAAACACAGGACCAGGTTCAGGAGGAGGTCCAGGAGGTGCAGGAGCACCAAATGATATTATAGGAACAGCAACAGATTATGCTGGAGGTGGTGGCGGAGGTTCTTATTCAGGAGCAGGAAGCCCAGGTCCAGGAGGAACAGGGGGAACAGGTGGTGGAGGAGCAGGCAGTAATGGAGCAAATGCTACACCAGGAGTAGCTAACACTGGTGGTGGTGGAGGTGGTGGTGGAGGATCAGGTCCTAATACTGTTGGTACTGGTGGTAACGGCGGTTCAGGTATCGTGATCGCAAGAGCAAATGCAGGTCAAGGAGTTACATTATCAACGACTCCAGGTGGTTCAGTTTCTTATATAGCAAATGGTTGTGGATATGACCAGATTGCAAGTTTTACAGCATCAGGATGTTTAACAATCGCTGATGGAGATCCAACTATTGTTCAAGCAGATTATTTAGTAGTAGCTGGTGGAGGATCAGGTGGTAATCAACCAGCTCAAGGTGGAACAGGTGGAGGTGGTGCAGGAGGTTACAGAGCATCAGGTTATGGTCCTGCACCTTTACAAGGATCTTCATTATTTTTAAATCCAGGTTGTTTTTCAGTTACAATCGGAGCAGGTGGAGCAGCAGGCTCACCTTGTGGTTCAGGTAATGCAGGAAATAATTCAGTATTTAGTACAATAACATCTACTGGAGGTGGTAGAGGTGCAATTTATCCAGCGCCTTTATCAATCGGAGGAGATGGTGGATCTGGTGGTGGAGGTGGAGCAGTAGAAAATGGAGGACCTGCAGCAGGAGGTTCTGGTAATACACCACCAGTTGATCCTCCACAAGGAAATCCTGGAGGAACAACTTCAGGAACTGATCCAGGAGCTAACTCAAGTTCAGGTGGAGGTGGAGCTACAGCTTCTGGAAGTGCAGGAGGATCTAACGGTGGAAACGGTGGTGCAGGAGCACCAAATGATATTACAGGATCAACAACAAATTATGCTGGAGGTGGTGGAGGAGGTTCAAGATTTGGACCTGCTGGTGGAACAGGAGGAACAGGTGGTGGTGGACCTGGAGCTACAGGATGTGGAAATTCAGGAACTGCAGGAACAGCTAATACTGGAGGCGGTGGAGGTGGATCTGGCAGAGGTTCAGCTAATGGCGGAGCAGGTGGTTCAGGACTCGTAGTAGTACGTGTACCAGGTTCAACATGTGCAAGCGTTGCACCAGGAACTAATAGTATTGCAACATTACCAGCACCAGAAGGTGGCTGTAAAGTAGCATCATTTACTGTATCAGGAACGTTGACAATAAGTTAAATATAAAATATAAATATAATTTTTAAGGAGATAAAAATATGGCACATTTCGCAGAATTAAAAACAAAAGTAGATCCAACAGGATTCACAACTGATACTCATCAGGTTGTTGAAAGAGTTGTAGTTGTAGGAAATGACATCGCAGCTAATGGTGGAATTCTTGCAGATAATGATATGCACCAAGACGGTGAAACATGGTGTATCAATTTTTTCAAAGGTGGAATTTGGAAACAAACTTCTTACAATAATAATTTTAGAAAACAATATGCAGGAATCGGAATGATTTATGATCCTGTAAAAGATAAATTTTTAGCACAACAACCTTTCGCATCTTGGTCATTAGATTCAAATGACGATTGGCAAGCACCAATAACTTATCCAACAGTTACAGAAGAAGGTGATGTAAGATACATGATTTCGTGGAACGAAACAAAATACAACGCTGACAACACACAAGGTTGGGAAGCAACAAAATCAAACGACGAATCGGAAACACCTACCAAATATAATTGGAATGGCACAGCTTGGGTGTCCGAATAGGAGACTCACATGGCCAGATCAAATGGCGGAATAATCGGTAAAACAAATAAAACTTCTTTCGGGAAGTGTACCGTTACATCACGAACTTCAAGCACACCTAGTGCAGTTACTACACAACCAGGTACAAGATTAATTGATACTCTTGTTGTTGCTGGAGGTGGAGGTGGTGGACCCGCAACTGGTGGTTCAGGTGGTGGTGGAGGTGCCGGTGGTGTTAGAACCATTACAAGTGTACCAGTTTGTGGTAATACAGCTTTAGGAGCAGTTACTATTGGTGGTGGAGGTGCTGCATTTACAGATGGATGTAATTCAAGTATTGTTATAGGAAGCACAACTTACACTTCTGAAGGAGGTGGAAAAGGTGGAAGAAGTTTTAGTTCTATTTCTCCTGGTCCAGGAGGTGATGGTAGTCCAGGTGGATCAGGTGGTGGTGGACAAGGTTATACTTGTGAAGTTATACCTAACTCAGGAGCAGGAAACACTCCTCCAGTAAGTCCCCCTCAAGGAAATCCTGGTGGTAGTGGAAGATTTTCTGCATCTTCTGCTTGTGCTCAAGCTGCTGGTGGAGGTGGTGGAGCTGGATCTGCTGGATCAGATGCTAATCAACCAAGCCCTACTTCTAGTAATGCTGGTGATGGTGGTGCTGGATTTACAAGTAATATAACAGGAAGTTGTGTCACTTATGGTGGTGGCGGCGGTGGTGGAAAAAGAACGTCTCCAGGATCTGCTGGAAGTGGTGGATCAGGTGGTGGTGGTCAAGGTGCTCAAGGACCAAATACTAGAAACGCAGGAACAGGATCCACTAACACTGGTGGTGGAGGTGGTGGAGGTGCAGAAGGACCTTCATCAAACGCTGGTGGATCAGGTGGATCAGGAATCGTAGTCGTAAAAGAATTAAACAAAGCAAGTGGTGTGTGGTCAATGCAAAGTCAATTTAGTGCCAAGCAACAAGGAACGTGGCCATTTTTAACAGCAAATCCATTTACAGCTTCTACATTAATTGTAGCAGGTGGTGGTGGAGGTGGCGGATGGGCTGGCGGTGGTGGAGGTGGTGCTGGTGGTTTAAGAAATTTATCTATACCTATAGCTGGATCTGGGAGTTATCCAGTTACAGTTGGAGGAGGTGGAGCAAAAGGTCCTAGAGGTATAGGTGTTCCTGGTGGAACTCCAGGAGTTGATTCAATTTTTGTAGTAGGTTGTACAACTTACACTTCAACAGGAGGTGGTGGTGGAGGTGGAGGTGGAAGCACTCCAGGAAGTCCTGGAGGTGGAGCTCAACCAGGAGGATCAGGTGGTGGAGGAACTTATGCTGCTGGAAATCCTACATCAGCAGGAACAGGGAATAGTCCTCCAACAAGTCCTTCACAAGGAAATTCAGGAGGAAATGGTGGACCAGCTGCTGGAGGAGGTGGTGGTGGAGCAACAGGAACAGGATCTGCAGGAGGACCTGGTAGTGGTGGAAATGGTGGTAGTGGAACAAATGTTACTCCAACTTTTGGATCAGCGCCTCAACCTTTTTATGGACCAACTTCAGGTGTTTATGCTGGAGGAGGTGGTGGAGGTAATCATATTTCAGGGCCTGGAGGTTCAGGTGGATCTGGTGGCGGAGCAGCGGGTGGAAATGAAGGTGGTTCAGAACCACAAATGATTGATGCGATAGCTAATACTGGTGGTGGCGGTGGTGGAGCTGGAGGATCAGGTCCAGTTGGTTTTGCAGGATGGGCTTCTGCTGGAGGTTCTGGTGTAGTATTAATTAAAATACCTAGTGCTGCAGCACCTTTTGCACAAGTATCCCCAGGAACTAATACTATAACTGCAGTTCCTTGTGGAGCAAGTGTAGCTAGATTTACAATTTCTGGAACATTGACAGTTTCATAATAAATGTTAAAACATGTTCATAAAGATACATGAACCTTACAAATTATTATTGGTATTTTAAATCAGCAATCCCAGAACGTATCTGTGATGACATTGTAAAGTATGGTCATCAAATGCAAGATCAAATGGCAGTCACTGGTGGTTATGGTGATAAAAAATTAAACGCAAAACAAGTTAAAGATTTAAAAAAGAAAAGAAACTCAGACATTGTTTGGATGAATGATAGATGGGTTTATAAAGAAATACAACCTTACGTGCATCAAGCAAACGCTAGTGCTGGTTGGAATTTTAATTGGGACT